TCATCTATTCCAGCATAAACATAGTCATATAAAGCAATTATTTCATCTATCCATCCTCTAACAGTAGCGTTATCTGCTGTTGGGGTGCTTGCTGGCACATCTGATAATAAAACAGGACGAGCTAAATAAATAGGAGCTGATGGGTATTTTGAATGTAGTGCTGTTATAATAGTTGCATAATTGGCCTTAAATGTTGTTTCAACCGGAATTGATGCTGAATCATTTGCACCTAAATTTATCAGAATATGATCTGGCGTTCCGAGTGCTGCTGCTAAATCAGTGTTAATTCCAGTTGCCTGTAAAGCAACTGTCCTGCCACCAGCAGCAACTCTTAAAGGACATTCTACGAATTGTTGTGTGGTTATACTTATTTTTGATGAAAAACCTAAATTAGCTGGATTATCTCCTGATCCTAATGTTTTACTATCACCAATAGCTAAATAATTTACCCAACTATCACCAAACGGATAAACATTAAAATTATCAAAAGCATTACCAACATTTGAAGTAATAACACCATGAAAAGGAGAATCTAGAAGCTGAATATCTTCTACTGTTTGTGTTTCTCCAACCTGTGTTCCATCAAGATAAACAGATACTTGAGTTTTATTAATCTCAATTTCGATGAGTGAGTTAGCACCAAATGAAAGACCAAGACCACTAGTAATAAGTGCTGTATTTGTCGTGTTTACTAATTTAAATGCCCTAATTCGTGAACCGTCCCAATAAGCAGCAATAAAATTTCCATTGGTTACATATCTTGTTGCAACACCAGCCCAACCACCTGCGTATGTACTTACCCTTACACCAACCTTAACATTTGGAGAACTTGTGTTTATAGTATTTACTCCAGTTCCACCAACTAACGCAGAACATAACATTGTTTCTGACGTCGTGCCCCATGTGCCATATCCCCTTCCAGCCCATGTTCTACCAGCTCCACCTTTCCAGCCTACTGATGGTATTCCATTTCCGTCTGTTGTAGGATAAATACTGAATCCATCAGAAATATATAATGTTTGTCTTGTGTCACTCTTCCCCAACACCGTCAACAACTTCTTTGCACTATTCATCGTTACACTCCTCTCCCCTGCTTTATCGCTAATCGTGGTCGTTTATCACCCATTATCTACCACCTTCGGTTTAGCGCTCCGTTTTCGTGCCGCTGCCTGGACGTCCTTCAAGCGTTGCTCGACGTGGCTCTCGTGTTCGGTTAACTTGTCGTCGTGTGCCTTCAGGCTTTCGCCTAACTTTGCAACGGACATGCTCATGCTATCAATGGCTTTTGTAAGTTTACCCATGTCTTCCACGTTGCTCTTGTTCAAGACGGTAAAAAAATCGCGCCACTCTGCGTCCCTTTTCCCGATGTAATTCAGGAAGATAATAACGACAATAATCACAGCTCCCGCGCTGCCAAAATTCACAAGGCTTGCAATCGATGCAGCATCCATGACGCCCCCTTAGTTTTCTTTGATCGTATTGTAAACAGTGTTGTTCGTTACCAGCGGATCTTGTTGAAAAAACTTTTTAATCAGGTCGTGAATAAAATTACTACCGCGACCAATAGCAAGGCCTGTTATGGCAATCCCGAACGGGTGAACGTTTATCGGTGTTTCCAGCCATATCGACAACAGACTGATAACGTCGAACTGGTAAATAAAAGCACCTGCGACACCTGCCCCAAGTGCAATGTACATCAACAGCCATTTGTGTGGCTCTAATGCTGGAATATGATCGAATAGTTTGCCAAAGACGTATTCTACAAGTGCTTCGACAAGGAACGACAACAAGAAAATTATTGCTAAAATTCCCAAGACTGACATGATTTTTTCCCTCCGGAGGAAATTAGATTAGGTTGATACGACATACCAATAATCCGATAAAATTACAATACCAGATTATAGAACAAATGTCAAGTTTTTGGTGTCATTTCATGGAATTGTTAAGGTTGTCACCAATTCTTCCAATTCGCCGTTCCTTCTATCCCCACTAATCCCCGTTCGACTTTGCGCAAGTCATCCTCTCCGTATCGACACAATCGCTTGCCAGCCCGCCGTCGTGCTTTGGATAGCTTGCGTTTCCAGAAGCGTCCCTCATGTTCGGACGCCCACATCTCAGAGAACGATATGCCAGCGCGTGCCAGTCTGTCCTCGACGAAGCGGTTTCCCATATCATCTATACCCACAATCCGAACATTCCATCCGGTGATTATAATACGCGTCCCACGCGTCCAGCATGTCATCCTCTGAATTGTTTTCGTCATCGAACATCTTATTGTATTCGTCATACAGGCGTTGCCCTTCCGCACATAGCACGAGTTCACCGATTGAGTGTTGCATTAGTCATCCTTGTCCTAAATATTCTTTATAAATTTCTTCTTTTGTCAAACACTTTTCATTATTGCCTGCTCGATTAGATTTTATCAATTCATCAAGCGTTAATCCGTATGCGCTCGTTCCATTCTTTTTAACTCGTTCTAACCTTGCTGGCAGTGTATCTAATCCTTCACGACCGTATTTGTCTTTGATATAAGTTTCCAACTCAATTTTATCCATTGCACAAGTAACCGGCGCGTCAACAATAGTTGACCATTCAAAATACAAGTTGTTTATTTTTATGATATATCTTCCCATCTCATCCACCTCTCCTGCATACGACCTCAATCACCCGCAACCTGTACCATACGGAATACAGGAACGTCGCCCACATCATAGCGAACATTATGATAATCAGGGTTATGTTAGCTTCGTCATGCTTGCGCTTTGTCATATTTGCACCTTATAAAACTGTTTACCGTGGAAGAATATCACTGAATCAGGAATAACCAGAGGGCACCAAACAGGACGGTTAGTTTTTGGATAATCTAAGCATTCATAAATATCCTTAAACGTGGCTCTACACATATATTCCTCCGAGTCATATAAATCACACTTAGAACATGTTTCCGGCAATTCATCAACTAACACTTTGTAAATTTTCATACGCCACACAAGCCTTCACACTCATTTTCCCAAAGTGATAACTGTCCCTTGTCGATCTCGTTATCAAGGTCACATTCATCCAATGGCTTTCGCTGTACGTTCACAAACAAGTCATAAGGTGGTCGCGCCTTCCTGATTGCCTTATCCACCTGGACGGCTTTACTCCAATCTTCAGGTGCATTATCTCGAATATCACGCCACTCCGAACGGCTGTGAAATGGACAGAACACACATGCGGAGCGTGGAGGTATTTCTAACCCGTGATTTTCTAACCAACGTTTACAATCCCATCGGCTCATTTTCATTTCGATTAGTGGATAGCGGTTGGTGATATATTTCACGTCCGATTGTTTCATCCGTTGCACTTCATCCAGTGATATTCCTAACCATTGTTCTACTGGTTCACCATTGCGTAATTTCTGGATCATCCTTCGCATTGGTACAATTTTCCAATCACCTGTACAGTTGCGGTTCATTCGACCGCCGTTGTCCGTTTCTGTGTAAGCTGGAATATTTACGACCTTTTTACCTGTTGGTGTAATTTGATATACAGGTGTATTTTTGTTATCAGGTTTCACGGTTACAACGTTCACTCCCCTATCATTTAGCCAATCAGTCCACCTGGTAGCATAATCATAAGTTCCTTGCGCTTCATGTGTTGTGTCTGCGTGTACGGCATAATCAATCGGCTCGATGTCGCCTAATGCTGCCATTGCTGCAAGTGTGAATGATTGTATTCCCCAACCTAATGATAGAATTTTCATATCTTTTCACGCTCCATAATCTTCAACGCATCTTCCAACGTCCTGACTACGTGCAAACCTAAACCGTAAAACGCTTCGTGGAAGTCCTTCTCCGCGTCCGTCAATTTCGCACTGCCCTGCTTGATTTCCAGCATGACAACACGACCGCCGCCCCGAACAATGCAGTCAGGGAAGCCGTCACCGTATTTTGACGTATCTTTGACATAGTAACCACAATCGCGCAATCCTTGAACTATCTCGTGGTGATTGCCGTCCACACGTTTTGCATATCGCATATACTCCGCCTTTTGTAATACCAGCTCGACTTCCTGATAATGATTCCATATCTTGAGGTATTGCTCGCCGTTGATGGTAAACGTCTGATTATCCCTAAGCTGTGATTGCATCCACTCACACATCATTTGTTCGGCTGTTTTCATTTTTCGCCTAGTTCTAAATTAATTTCATATCGAAGTACTATTGGTTTTTTCTGTTCGTACTCCATTATGTTTAATTCGTGGTTTGGTTTTTCGACTAAACTTAAGTTGTGAATAGTGAATTTTTTTGGCGTTCCCTCATACGTCACAATTTTACCGTCATCATGCGTAATTTCAATTTTACATTTCATCTTTTACCTCAACAAAACCAATATCAACCAAATGATCGTATAGCTCAATAGCATTTTCTTCTATATCGCCTGAGAAATAACGGCTATCAATATATTCAAGCAATTGTTCTCTTACATAATCTTTATAATCATACGGCTTATTCTCAAATACAGTAAACGCTATATTACTTGCTACAACGTTTGAATGGTCAATATATTTTACAGATTCTTCTAATGGCATTTTACAATGTGGGCAATAATTAACCTCATAACTATCATATCCATTTTCACGAAGTTGTTTTTGAATTATTTCTAATATTGTTTCTTTATTCATTTTACATCCTCCAACTCACAACGTCGATTAAACTCGTTCGTCGAATATTCGTCAAGCGCGGTTCGAGTCCAGTCGTAGATTTCATTCACGCCGTCGGAATATGCCCTGTTGGGTTTACGCGTTGCCATGATTCTCAATAGTGCGCTGTGTAACACCGCGACCTGCTCTTTCAGGTATTCATTCTCATCCGTTGTTTTCATAATTTTATTTTCTCGTATCCAATCAATAACATCTTTTCCAAATACAGTTTTCATTGCAACCTCAAAAATATATATTGGAAAATTGTCATCAATCCACCCGTCTTTATAAAGTTTGTCAATATATTTTTCACAATTACTGACTAGCTCACCAATACAAATAGGGTTTTTTAATTTTGGTTTTTTCGCTCTGCGCGCATCTTCTATTTCTTGTCTTTTTCGTAATTCGTCATACAATTCTTGATCTGTAAATTTATTTAACATCTCATCACCTCAATACAATAATACAACTTTCCAGACACAATTTCAATACCCAATATTACGGCATTTAACGGCATTTAACGGCATTCGGTCATATTCGGTCATCCACCCTCAAGGTCGGGCGACCGATTAGCCCACCACTCCGCGCACAATTGGAAGAACACCTCGGGTGGCATAACTTCAAAATCGCACCAGGTGCCAACCTCGATCCGTATTCTCGGACGCGGTGATTTGCTATCCATGACGAAGGTCACATTAACAGGTGTCTCGTGTAGTTTACTCATGTTTCACCGCCCCTGGATTATCATTCAGCCATAGCCCAACCTTGACAAGCAGTTCCTTCCGTGACATGTCACCGAACCCGCGCCGCCCGCGTTTATCAGCGTAGTTCTGCAGCATATTCAGCAACCCGTCGATTATCACCCTGTCATGTGGCTCAAGCTTCTGGTACGTTGCCTCAATCGCCTCGTTCATGTCCTGCTCGTTGTAGCTTGCCATTTCGCCGACTAGCGATGACTTGTCGCGTATCATCTCGCGCTTGAATTTGTAATCAGCATTGTATTTGTCGTTATAGCGTATCATTTTTCACCATCCTTGTTACAAATTGCAACAGATTTTTCGTAATCTTGTATTCTTCCATCGACAAGTTTATTCAAATGATTACATAAATCTTTGCACAATCTAACGTCTGCAAATTCGTGGTCTAAACTAATATAATGTTTACTGAGTCGCAGTTGTAATGTTTTCAAAGTGTGAACATCATCTGCTTCGTTATACATGTTTAATAATCTAATATATTCTTCAAAATACTCTTTCATTCCATCTCTCCAATCTCTAGTGAACGTTGTTTAATATCGTCTAACTTTTCATCAAGCAATGCAATCTGTTTCAGCATCTCGTCACGTTGCAACAGTAGCATCGTCCGCTCTTGTCGCAGGCTTTCGATTTCGTCCAGCATCTCATAAACTAATTTTTTATTTATGATTGTTTCTTTTTTCAATAATTTCCTTGTTTCATCAATCCATTCTTTAGTAAATTTGCTCATCCAATCCTCCGATAATTCCGTTTCAACCCGTCTAGCAGTGCCAGCTTTATCTTCACCCGGTCGCGGTTGCGTTGGGTGTCGGTCTGCTTCCATTCGCGCACAGCTTTCTTGTATTCCAATTCGGCTTGTTGCCGTGCTTGCCAATAAGTCATCTCATACCTCTTTCTCTAAATCGCCAACCCGAAAATATTCAGGTTGCATAATCTGTTTGAATACACCAGTTGAACCCATGGTGTTTTTATCCACCAGAACATCAACAATATTTGAATACCCGTTTTCTATTCTGTCACGTCGTAACAATACCACCAGGTTTGACTTGTCGCTTTTTTCACCGGCACCCCTGACACTGGTTCGATCAACATTTTCAAATGATGTCTGCTTGCCTTCTTTACTCATTTGTGCAACCATCAATACCGGAATGCCTGTCATCTCCGCAAACGTCTTTATCTGCTCCACGTTGTCCGCTTCACGCTGGTAGATATTGGTGCCGAACATTTGTAATTGCCGCTTTGAAGCAGACGCCTTTTCGAGGTAATCCAATACCACTACATCGCATTCATCCTCATTGACTAGCCGCCGTAGTTCTGTAATGGTTCGCTCCATAGTCCAGCCCGGGGTGTGGAGGTAGGATATATACCCTTCCCATTTCAGTAAGCGCGGCTTCACTTCGTCGATCTTTTGTTTCTGCAATGGATTCAACTTACCGCTTTTTATGTCCCTGGGTGTAATCCCTGTATGTCGTGACGTTCTGCGTAGCATCATAAGTTTTCGGTTTAGTTCGTAGTGGACAAATACAACCCTGTTTTTATGTGCTGCCCAATGCTCTGCAATCGACTCCGCATATATGGTTTTTCCGGCACCGTCTGGAGCTGTTACCAATCCTAGCATACCGTCCTCAAGTGGATCTATAATGTTATTCCATGATTGCCACGGCCATGATAAATCGCGTCGTAGACTCTCCGGTGTGTTGGCTATCTTTTCGTAGTCATCAATAATCTTGTTAGTAAGGTCGAACGATTCAGCCCACTTCAAAATAGCATCTTCTTCGCCGGCTCCCATGCGTGCCAGCATTTCAGATAACCAGCGGCGCAATTCTTCCGGTTCGTCCTCTGCCATGCACCGTCGTAATAATTCTTTAGCCAAAACTTCATATTGTACAATTTCAGGATTCATGTTTGCCCTTTCGATATTTCACCACTAGACAATACCACGTTTATTGGTTCTCTAATATATGGCTTTTTTGTTAAAGAACTTTTATATTGATATATTTTATCCACTATTTGTTGTAGTGTTGGAGGCTCATTCTTTTGACCACGAAAATCATTTTTATACCACCAAGATTCAAACCCTTTCAAATCATCTATTGTATATTCAGCTTTTATAAGTATCTTTGCTGTTTTACCAATTTGTCCTGCTTTTAGTTTCATATCCAATTTACACATTCTAGCCAATTCACCAAAATAAATTTTATGTTCGGGAACCTTGTCTTTAAGTATGTCTTTAACTTGTCTTTTGTTGTTACCTGTTTGTGTAACACTTCTGTTACCTATTTTGGTAACAGTGCTGTTACCTGTTTTGGTTACAGTAACCTGTGTAGGTAACACTTCATTTTTATTGAATCTATCCCCTCTTTCAGCATCGGATTCTATACCAATCCATTGTTCGATGTATTTATTAAATCCGTAAGTTGGTATTTGGCCTTTGTCTAATCTCTTATAAATTATCTTTTTTTCAATCAACGATTTCAATGGTTTTAATACATGTTGCCTTTTACTATCCGTTCCCTCTGCCCACTGGCTTAAACTTATAATATCCTCCTTTTTATTCCAGCCATATGTTTTTCTGAATAAAAATAAAACACAGCGAAACTCTGCACCAGATAGCCTTGCTTTGGATAGTGCATCGA